AGCCACGCAGCGTGGTGTTTCACGGCATCAAACTGGGTTTTGCCAAGGGCAAGGGCAAGATCGAATGGGACGATCCCGACCAGGTCGTCCGCCTGATCAAGAAGCACTTCCCCGAGCAAGCCGACGTGCTGATCGCCACCACCGAGAAGCCGGCCAAGGAAGCCCTCAACGGCCTGACCGCTGCCGAGCTGAAGAAGCTGGGCATCAGCGTCACCGACGGCGGCGACGCCGTGTTCATCAAACCCGCCGACAGCGCGGTCGACAAGATGGTCGATGCGCTGTTGAAGGATGCGACGGCGGAGGTGGTGTGATGTGGTTCAGATCCCTCCAACTCTACCGCCTGCCTTCCCCTTGGGCCGTCTCCATTGACGCGCTGCGCGAGCAGCTCGCCCGCGGCCCCTTCGTCAAGTGCCCGAGCAATCAGCCGAGCAGCCGCGGTTGGGTGTCGCCGCGGGGTGATGGCGACCTGGTCTTTGCCGTCAGCCGCCAGTGGCTGATCCGTCTCGACGTCGCCGAGCGCCTGCTGCCGTCGTCGGTGGTCAATGAAGAAGTCCAGGAGCGGGCCGAGGCGATGGAAGACCAGCAGGGCTACGCCCCCGGCCGCAAGCAGTTGAAGGAACTGCGCGAGAGCGTCACCGAGGAACTGATGCCCCGCGCCTTCACTCGGCGCCGCCGCACCTTCGTCTGGATCGATCCGCAAGCCGGCTGGTTTGTCGTCGATGCCTCGAGCCCGGCCAAGGCCGAGGAAGTCATCGAGCATCTGCGCCACTGCCTTGACGAGTTCCCGCTGACTCCGTTGCACACCCAACTGTCGCCCACCGCGGCGATGGCGGACTGGCTGGCCGGCGGCGATGCGCCGCACAGCTTCACGGTCGACCGCGACTGCTGCCTCAAGGCGGCCGGAGAAGAAAAGGCCGCTGTCACTTACACCCGGCACCCGCTCGACGGCGACGGGATCGGTGGCGAGGTCAAGGCCCACCTGGCGGCCGGCAAGCTGCCGACCAAGCTGGCGCTGACCTGGGACGACCGCCTGTCTTTCGTGCTGACCGAGAAGCTGGAAATCAAGCGCCTGGGCTTCCTCGACCTGGTGAAGGAAGAGGCCGAGAAAAGCGCCGAGCACGCCGACGAGCAGTTCGATGCCGACTTCGCGCTGATGAGCGGCGAACTGAGCCGCTTCCTGCCGTGCCTGGTGTCGGCACTGGGGGGAGAGGTTTTGCCCTAACAAAAACCCTCACATCAAGCCCGTTTGGCGGGCTTGCGGAGATGGTTTTAACGGAGATCGACATGCAGGAACACCCAATACTTTTCACCGCGCCGATGGTGCGCGCCATCCTCGACGGGGCGAAGACTCAGACCCGACGCGCGCTCAAGGTTCAACCTATCGATGTTCTTCCAATGAAAGAGGACAAGGTCGGCATCGAATGGGTTGGCTTGATGCAGCGGGAGCCAAGGCCGAAAGGAACCGTGTTTCGCTGCAAACTCGGCCAAGCCGGCGACCGGTTGTGGGTGCGTGAGACGTGGCGGACTGACGAAAGCCTAAATGGCAAGGCGCCAAGTGCGTTTTCTGCCTGGCCAGTTCGCTACGAAGCAGATGGCGAAGTGTTGCGCCATGGTGCGTTTTACGGAAACACCAACGGAAAAACTCGGGTGTCGATCCACATGCCGCGATGGGCCAGTCGCATCCTGCTGGAGATTGCCGGCGTGCGTGTAGAGCGATTGCAGGACATCAGTGAAGCTGACGCCATCGCGGAAGGCATTGAGAAAACGGCTGCCGGATTATGGTGCCTGTACGGTCAGGCTGAAGTCGATGGAACCTTCTCGCCGATAGCGTCTTACCGTGCCCTGTGGAATTCCATCAACGGCGCTGGTGCATGGGATGCAAATCCCTGGGTATGGGCCGTCGAGTTCAAGCGGGTGATGCCATGAACCGCCAAAACGATACGCATAATCAGCCCCCCTTTGCCTTTATATGGTGGCCAATCACCGTCATGACCGCTGCGGTCGACGGCTATTTCGAGGCGTTTTTCGCGTGCTTCTGTCACGAAGACCCCTGGGGGGATGCCTGATGAATGTCTTGCAGAAACGCGCCCGCATCAAGGTCGTGACCACGCTTTGCGGCAAGCTCGGCATCGCCGACGACGAGCGCCACGCCATCCAGGTGGGCCGCACCGGGAAAAGCAGCCTGACGAAAATGGCGGTGTGGGAACTCGACCTGGTCATCGACCATCTGCGGAAAATCGAGAATGGCGGCAAGCCGGCCAACGAGTGGGCTTTCGTCTTCGATCTGAAGCCAGACCGCCAACGCTTTGCCCGGAAGATTTTCCGGCTGGCCGAGACCATTGGCGCCATGCAAACGCCGCCGGTACCGGTGATGAGCAAGGCTTACATCGAGGGCATCGCCGAGCAGATGATCGGCACCGATACGGTGCTGCAATTCTGCGCCCCGGAGCTGCTGCACAAGGTCGTCAAAGCGCTCGAGGTTTTTGTGAAAAGGCACGGCGGCTGACATGACCCCCGAGCTGCTCCTTGAACTTTCGCGCCTGCCGCTGTTTCCCCGCACGGCTGCCGACCTGATCCGGGTCGCCGGCCTCGAGGCGGCGGCGCAGTTGATCGCCGCTTGGCCCGGTCAGGAATTCCCGGTGCCGATCCGGGTCGGGGGCGGCAGCCGTCACGGCCAGCGCCGTTGGGAGCAGTTGGTAGAGATCGTCGGCGAAGCGCCGGCCAAGCGGGTCGTCGCCTGGTGCCCCGGTGCCAAGCTGTGCATCCCGAACTGCAAGGAAGTGCTCTGGGCCCACGCCCAGGACAAAATCCGCGCCGAATACGATGTGCTGATCGCCCACGGCTACAGCTCGCCGGAAGCCGTCTTCGAACTTGGCATCAAGTACCGCGTCACCGGCACCACCGTGGAAAACGTGGTGAAGCGGCCGAATTACGAGAAGACCGAGGCGATTCAGGGCTGCCTGTTCTAGCCAGCCCAACCCCATCCCCCTGCCAGTCAGCTCGCCGCCCACTAGACTGGCGACAAGAAGACGGTGCGACCGTCAGCCGTGCGCCAACACGCCTGACAGCCACCTCCCGCAGAACCTCCTGCGATCAGCCAAGGCACCGTGCTGTGCACACAGCGGGCCGGAGGCTATCACGCGGGGTTTCAACGTGGAAACGGTGCGCTGTGGTCACTGCAACAAAAAACTGGCAGATGCGGAATTCATCCGCCTGTCGATCAAATGCCCCCGCTGTGCGGTGGTCAATCACCTGAAGGCCGGCGAGCCTCAAACAATGGAGTCTCGCCATGTCAAACCCTATCGTCCCGTGGATCGGTGGCAAACGCCGCCTGGCTAAACGCCTGCTGCCGATGTTCCCGGCGCATTCCTGCTACGTCGAGCCGTTCGCCGGTGGCGCCGCGCTGTATTTCCTGAAGCAGCCGTCCGAGGTCGAGGTGTTGAACGACATCAATGGCGAGCTCGTCAATCTCTACCGTGTCATCAAGCATCACCTGGGCGAATTCGTGCAGCAGTTCCGCTGGGCGCTGATCAGCCGGCAGATTTACGAATGGCTGAAGCACCAGCCGCCGGAGCCGCTGACCGACATCCAGCGGGCGGCGAGGTTCTTCTATATGCAGAAGATGGGCTTCGGCGGCAAGGTGGCCAATCGCACCTTCGGCATGGCCACCACGTCGGCGCCGCGGCTCAATCTGTTGCGCCTCGAGGAAGAACTGTCGGCCGCCCACCTTCGCCTGTCACGCACCTACATCGAGCACTTGCGCTGGGATGAATGCCTGCGCCGCTACGACCGCCCGCACACCTTGGCTTACCTTGATCCGCCGTACTGGGGCACCGAGGGCTATGGGGTCGATTTCGGGCTCGAGCAGTATGCCCTGATGGCCGATATCGCCAAGTCGGCCAAAGGCAAAGTGATCATCTCGGTCAACGACATTCCGGCGATGCGAGAAGCGTTTGCCGGGCTGGACATGGAGCGCGTCGAGATCAGCTATACGGTCGGCGGCGCCAAGCGCAGCAAGGCAGTTTCCGGCGAACTGATCATCCGGAATTTTCGGTCGGAATGACTGGACTCTGGCGGCCGGTAGAGCGGTACTACGGGTGTCAAAACGCACCGGAGAAACCGCATGAAACCTGAACTTTCCAAGGCCGCCCAAGCCGAGATTGCCCACATCACCACCATGCTCAACGTCGGCGACCCCGAGGCAATCAAGGCGGCGCTGGACGCTGCCTACCTGGCCGGGATGGTCGATCACAGCCGGATCAAGGACGACCAGGATGGTTTTCACCGGAAAGACATCGTCAGCTTCACCAATGGCCGCGGCTTTACGGTCAAGGGCGAGGTTTCCGGCTACCGCGACGATGGCAAAGTGATCGTGCTGCGCGGCAACAGCACGGTCGACAAGGACGCCGCCGACCTGAAATTGCTCGGCCGCTACTACCCGGCCTGATCCTCAACACCTCCACCAAGGGGCCTCGCGGCCCCTTTCTCGTTGCGGCTTCCCCAACCGCTTACCCCTGCAAACTCGGTAACCGAGCCCGTAGCCTACCGGCATGACCTGCCGAGACTGCCAACATTTCAGCCAATCGCATAACCCCGCCTCGCCGCGCCCCGGCTTGATCGGCTATGGCTATTGCAATGCGGCGCCTACCGTTCTGCTGCGCGCCCGGTTTTTCCATGAGACCACCCAGTGCTGGCTCTCTCCCCAAAAGTACCAGGAGCGCAAACCATGAGAACGCGTTATGCCATCGCCACCTTGGCGCTGTCGGCCCTTGGTTTCGTCGGCATCGTCGGCCAGGAAGGCTATACCGACACCGCCATCCGCCCGGTTCCGGGCGACGTGGCCACCAACGGCTTCGGCAGCACGACCGGCGACAACGGCCAGCCCCTGCAGCTAGGCGAAAAGACCGACCCGGTACGCGCCGTGAAGCGCGCCGTGCGCGACGTGTCGGCCAAGGAAAGCGTGCTGAAGGGCTGCATCAGCGCCGACCTTCACCAGCATGAATACGATGCGCTGGTCGATCTGGCCTACAACGTCGGCCCGGCCGCCGTTTGCCGCTCGTCGATCCCGAAGAAGCTGGCGGCCGGCGCCTACGAAGCCGCCTGCCAGACCATTCTCGACTTCAAGAAGGTGCAGGGCCGCGATTGCAGCCTGCCGGAAAACCGCAGCTTCTGCGGTGGCGTCTGGACGCGCCGGCAACAGATGACGCACCTGTGCTTGACCGGAGAGCGTCCGTGAAGCCGGAAACGACCAAGGCCATCGTCCTGGTAGCGATCGCCGCGGCGATTTTCGCGGCTGGCTGGGCGGTCGAGGGGTGGCGGATGGGGGCCAAACTCGCCCGCGTCGAGAAAGCCCACGCCGAGGCCGAAACCAAGGCCGCCAAGGAAAACACCGCCCGCCTGGCAGCCGCCAATCAGCGCGGCGATTTCCTGCTGCTGCAACTCAACGGCTGGAAAGACACTTTGACCCAATTCGCTGAGGAGAAAAACCGTGAAATTGACCGCTTGGCCACTGGCCGCCGCTGCCTCGATGGCCCTCTTGTGCGGGTGCTCAACCGCTCCCCAGACATCAAGTTGCCTCGGTCTGTACCCGAAGCCACCGGCCACGCTGTACGCGCCCCTGCCACCGCTGCCGCCGATCCCGATGACGGGCGTTTCGCCACCGACGGCGATGTCGCCAGGTGGGCGAACCAGTGTCGACTCAACTACGACACCTGCCGCAGTGACCGCGACGCCATAGCTAATTTCTACGCCGGGGAGAAAGCCGAGTGACCGATGTATGCGATCGCGCCCAGGAGCGCGATGAAGAGATGCGCCAGGACGCTCTGGCCGAAAGGGCTCGCAACGCGCAGCCAGCGGCAGGTGATAGCGCCCTGGCCTGCGTGATGTGCGACGAGCCGATTCCCGAAGGCCGGCGCCTGGCTGTCCCAGGCGTGAAGACCTGTATCGAGTGCCAGCGCGATATCGAAAAACAAGCGGCGTTTGACTGGGGGATGGCGGAATGATGGTTCAGATGGAGTTGTGGCACCTCATCACGCTGCTTATTGCGTTTTTTAGCTGCGTAGGGGCCTTTGGCCAGGTGCTATTGAAGCAGTTCGATAAACGCCTGACCGAGCGCTTTGCCGCCCAGGAGACTGCCCGCATTTCCGCCCAGGCGCACTGGGACCAGCGCTTTTCGACCCTGGACGATGCCGCCAAAGAGTGGGTGCGCGTCGAGCGCGAATTCCTGGAATGGAAGGCCGCCCTGCCCATGACTTACGTCATGCGCGACGACTACGTCCGTAACCAGACCGTGATCGAAGCCAAGCTGGACGCGATCGCTGTTCGACAAGAAAACATCATGCTCAAGGGAGCCGCAAAATGAACATCGACCACGCCAAAATCCGCCGTGAATCCCTGCGCTGGTACCTGATCCTCGCCCTCTACAATGCCCGGCCGGAAGAGCTTTGTGAAGAGATCATCCAGACCACCATGCGCGGCATCTATCCAGACGCCAGCCCGATGGAGGTTCGACAGCAGCTAGATTATCTCGCCGACCGTGAGCTGGTGAAGCTGCGCAAGGAACCGTCGGGCCGCTGGTGGGGCGACCTGACCCGGATCGGCACCGACCTGGCCGAGTACACCATCGACTGCGAGCCGGGCATTGCCCGGCCTGTAAAGTACTGGGCCGGCGCCTGACATATGGGCCGCGAATCCACGATCACCGCGTTACCGGAAGCAACTCGTAACGTCCTCAACTCTGAATTGATGGCGCGTAATTTCACCGGCTATCAAGATCTCGAAGCTTGGTTGCTCGGCCAGGGGTTTGAAATCTCCAAGAGCGCTATCCATCGCTACGGCCAGAAGATCGAGCGGCGCATGGCAGCGATCAAGGCCAGCACTGAGGCGGCGCGGTTGATCACGGAAGGCGCCGCCGACGACCAAGACGTGCGCTCCGAGGCAGTCATCGCCCTGGTGCAGACCGAGATGTTCGACAGTATCCTGGCCATTCAGGAGGCCGACAACGACGAGTTGTCGTCGGAAGACCGCATCGGCCTGATGTCGAAAGCGGCCAAGAACATCGCCACGTTGACCCGAGCGAGTATTGCGCAGAAGCAGTTCAAGGCGAACGTACTGGAGAAGATTGCCAAGACACTGGCTGACGAAGCAATTTCGGCAGCAAAGGCTGAGGGGCTTAGTGATGAACAGGCGGCTCGGATCGGCGCCGGCGTTGCGAGCAAGATCCAGATCTACCTGCCAGACAACGGCCGTTGAGCATGGCCGAGCCGAACATCATCCGGCCGCAGCCGGGGCCGCAAGAGGCTTTCCTGGCCTCAAGCGCAGATATCGTCATTTACGGCGGGGCGGCGTTCGGCGGCAAAACCTTTGCGCTGCTGCTCGAGACGACCCGGCACAGCGAGAATGCCAAGTTCGGCG